TATGGACTTTAATGTTCAAGCCGTAGACTTGTCTGGCATTCTTAATAAGAAAGCGGAGGACAAAGCTACTCAACTTCCCGAACCTAAAACGTTTCATTTGCTGACGGTATTGCCTGAAGTGGATGAGAAGTTTGAAGGAGAAGGAGAGTTAGTTAAATCATCACAGACCATGCACTTTGAAGAGGTACTGACACCAGTATTATTCGTAGTGAAGATGGGGCCTGATGCATACAAAGATGCAACCAGATTCCCATCTGGGCCATCATGCAAAGTCGGTGACTTTGTTATTGTCCGTCCCAATACTGGTACACGGATCAAGATACACGGCAAAGAATTTCGCTTGATCAAAGACGATCAAGTTGAGGCTACCGTGCAAGACCCCCGTGGTATTCAAAGAGCAGCATAAGGAAAAACTATGTCAACAGAAAAAAGAACATTTCAATTTCCTGATGAGGTGGATAGCAAGGTCGAAGTGGAGGAGACTCCAGAACTTGAGATCATTGACGATACACCTGAACCAGATCGTGGTCGCAAGCCCGCAGACGAACCGCCCAAAGAATTTTCTGATGATGAGTTGGAAACATACAACGAATCAGTCAAGAAAAGAATTAAACATTTCACCAAGGGATATCACGATGAACGCCGTGCAAAAGAAGCGGCTTATCGTGAACGTGAGGAAGCTTTAAAGCTGGCTCAGTCCGTTGTTGAAGAAAACAAAAAGCTCAAAGGTTCATTGAATCAAGGGCAAACTGCTCTCTTAGAACAAGCCAAAAAGGTTGTGGACAATGAGATCCAAACTGCCAAAAATAAGTACAAAGCTGCTTATGAGACGGGGGATGCAGAGGCTTTGGCTGAGGCACAAAGTGAACTAACTGCCGTTACGATTAAGGCAGAAAGGTTACATAATTTTAAGCCTACCCCTTTACAAGAGGAAAAGAATGAGGTACAAACGCAGGTAACGCAACCAGCGCAGCTAGACCGAAAGGCGGAGGCCTGGAAAGATAAGAATCCTTGGTTCGGCTCAGATCGGCGCATGACCAGTTATGCGCTTGCCATACACGAGGAACTCACGCAAGATGAGCGCTTAAATCCATCGAGCGAAGAGTATTACCGAAGAATTGATTCCGAAATGCGTACTAGGTTTCCAGATGCTTTTGATAGCGATACTGAAGTGGATGCATCTCCTCCACCCAAGAAGTCGATAGTAGCACCTGCGTCTAGGAGTACAGCGTCTAAAAAAATCGTACTAACCCAGAGTCAGGTAAATATCGCCAAGCGGCTTGGTGTCTCATTAGAGGACTATGCCCGTCAGGTTGCTAAAGAAAGAAAAGGAGCTTAATCATGTCAGAACAAAATCGTAAACCAAGAGAAGTAGAAACTCGTGCAGCTTTCCAACGTCCAGATGCATGGAGGCCACCTGAGCAGTTACCAATGCCTGATCCACGACCAGGTTGGGAACACAGGTACATCCGCATCAGTATGGTTGGTCAAGCAGATCCTAAGAATATTTCTATGAGACTTCGTGAAGGTTATGAGCCTTGCAAGTCTGAAGATTATCCTGAGTTAATGATGCATGAAGTTCAAGATGGACGATTTAAAGGTGGCATTGAAGTCGGTGGATTATTGCTTTGCAGAATCCCTGCTGAGTTTGTTAAGCAAGCGCAGGAATACTACGCTAACCAAAACAAAGCTCAAATGGAATCTGTTGACAATACTTTCATGCGCAATAGTGATCCAAGGATGCCTCTGTTTAAAGACAGACGTTCCGAGGTGACATTCGGTAAAAGTTAATTTTTTGGAGATTTAAATGGCATATCCAACAATTCCCGCACCATACGGGTTTAAGCCAGTAAGTCTTATTGGTGGACAATTTTATGCAGCATCGACAAGACAATTGCCGATTCAGTATAACTTTGGAACCAATATTTACTTTGGCGATATGGTTGCAATTACCCGTGGCTATGTAACTCGTGTAACAATGACTACAGGCGCATCAGCAACAACTGGTGGAGCAGGTTACGGTCAAGTCGGTATCTTCGTGGGTTGTACATTCACAGATCCAGTATCTAAACAAAAACGTTTCAGTCAATATTGGCCCGCCAATACATTGGCTGGTGACGCATTTGCTTACGTTACTGATGATCCAGATGTCCTCTTTAAAGCAGTTGCTACCACAAGTACAACTAGCATTACAGTAGGTTCAATCTCTACACCTATGATTGGTTTGAACTTCTATGGTTCAGACTACTCAGGTTCTACAGCAGCGGTTGGTGGAAACATTAATACTGGCGATTCATATAACGGTATTGCCGTAACAAGCACACCATCATATGCAACAACCAGCACATTCCCATTCCGTTTGGTTGACCTAGTTCGTGATACAGCTACTGCTACAACTGCTACTTTAACAAGCGGCGGCGGCGGTACATCACTTGTTACCAGCGCATTACCAGTGGCTTTGCCTATTGGTACAGAAGTTGGTTACTTAGCAGCTAACGGTCAATACATTGGAACAGGTTCTTTTGTAGCTACCGCAGCAGCGGCTGGTGCAACTGCCGTTACTATTAACGCACAGGCAGCAACAGTTGTTTCTCCCGCAGGTACATCCTCTACAGGTATTACCATCCCAGCAAACAGTACATTAGTATTTACTCAGTACCCAGAAGGACTCTTTAAGATGAACTTTGGTTTGAATTCTTACTACAATGCTACTGGTACTCAAACCGCTTAATTAAGGAGCAATTAAATGGCTATTTCAAGAGCACAACTATTGAAGGAATTGCTTCCTGGATTAAACGCATTGTTTGGTTTAGAGTATGCAAGATACGGAGAAGAGCACAAAGAGATCTATGAAACAGAAACCTCTGAGCGTTCTTTTGAAGAGGAAACAAAACTGTCTGGTTTCTCAGCAGCACCAGTCAAAGCCGAGGGCACAGCCATCAGCTACGACAATGCGCAAGAGGCATGGACAACTCGCTATAACCATGAGACTATTGCTCTTGGATTCGCAATCACCGAAGAGGCGATTGAGGATAACTTGTACGACAGCTTGTCTGCTCGCTACACCAAGGGTCTTGCCCGTGCTATGGCATACACAAAGCAGGTAAAAGCTGCTGCTCCACTTAATAACGGATTTAACTCCGCTTATGTTGGTGGTGACGGTGTATCTTTGTTTAACTCTTCACACCCATTGGTTAACGGTGGAACAAACTCCAACGCACCATCTACACCTGCTGACCTGAACGAAACAGCGCTTGAAAACGCAGTTATTCAGATCGCAGCTTGGACAGATGAGCGTGGTCTTTTGATCGCCGCTAAGCCCAAGAAGTTGATTGTTCCACCTGCACTACAGTTCGTTGCAACTCGCTTGCTCGAAACTAAATTGCGTGTTGGTACAAACAACAACGACATTAACGCTATCGAGAACAATGGTTCTATCCCAGAAGGATACACAATCAATCACTTCTTGACAGCGCCTAATGCTTGGTTCTTGTTAACCGATGTACCTAACGGTATGAAACACTTCGAGCGTACACCCCTGCAAAATTCAATGGACGGAGATTTTGATACAGGGAACGTACGTTACAAATCAAGAGAGCGTTACTCTTTTGGTTGGTCAGATCCACTAGGAATCTACGGTACATATTGATCTTTTGATCAGTAAAAAAAGGGGGCTTCGGCTCCCTTTTTTGTTGACAATTTATTTATTTGATGTATTATCTATGCATCTGGGAATTCAACCTTGTTGCCACTGGCCCAGCAGACGATGCAACGATTAACAAGGTATCTTTTGCATAAGGAAACTTATAATGGCACGTTCCACCTTTGAAGGCCCAATCCTATCGGGCGATAACCGTTTTGGCGCACAACGTAACGTTGGCCCAGTTTTACTATCACAATCTTGCCTATTAGACTTTTCCAACACTACTGTTGGTACTGCTGGATACGGTGGAGCATCTGGTATATTTGTTACATCTAACACATTACCTAACTCACAAGCTACTATTTACACACCACAAGCTGGTGCATTTGTAAATACAGGCCCAACAGCGGCAACGGCTCCAACTGCTGATGCATCTGGTACAAACTATCGTGGCGCAGTATTCTTACTGCCTTACCAGTCTTACATCCAAAATATCTTTATTGATAACATTGTTCAGCCTACAGACGGTACTCACGCAGTAACATCTATTCAGCCATACATTGCAAACAACTTTGTAACAACTGGTGGAACATATGCTACTGTTGCAGCCATTACAGGTTCAAGCATTGGTCGTTCAACAGCAACATTTACTGCTGCTCAGTACGCTAATGCACAGTCTACATTGCAAGATGTACAGAACTTACAACCTGGTCAGCAACCTACATGGTTCTCACAAGTGGTTGTTAACTTGGCTATGACTGTATCAAGTTTGACTTCTGTTAATGCTGGTAAATTAAACATCATTATTCAGTATGTACAGAATGACCCATCAGTTAACGTTGGTAACGCAACTACCTACCCATACGGTAACTACGACTAATCAGTAGGGGCTACGGCCCCTTTCTTTGGCTTAATTAGGGGTTTATATGGGTTTGTCATTACGCAATTATTTCTTTTCTAAATCAGGCAATGTCAATAGTAATTCTATTGGTTTTGCAAATCAGGGTGTGCAAACTCCTACGATGGATTGGGAAGGTATTGATGGATCAGCGCAGTTCATTGCGCCCCAACGTTTGCGTGACGTTGTTGGTAAGTTAAAAATATCTCAATCTCAAAACATCTATGATGCTGACTTTGAATACGGCGTTCAACCACTGCGTTGGGAAAATGTTATTCAAAACGTATCAGGTCAAGCCTATATAGTTCAGAACCCTGGTCTTGGCGGCGTATCAATGAACATTGGTGGAGGTAATACTCCAGGCGATATTACGATTCGTCAAAGCCGTCCTTACCATAGATACCAGCCAGGTAAAACTTTTTACATGGCATCTAACGTTAACTTTGGTACTTCTGTAACTGGACAGTATCAGCGTGTAGGTATTTTTGATGATTCCAATGGCATATTCTTTATGCAGTATGGAACACCAACGCCAACCAATCCATATGCAATGAACGTAGTAGTTCGTTCTGACTCTGGTGGTTTACCAGTAGATACTGTTTTTTCAGCAGATACATGGAACGGCAACAAACAAATCCGTGATGCATTGGACTGGACTAAGGTTCAAATGATATGGATGGAATACGCATGGTACGGAGCTGGTGCTTTGCGTTGGGGTGTGGTTCTTAATGGCGAGCCTTATATCCTCCACCAAATTGGCGCAGGTAATGGCGCATATACAGGTAGTTCACAAACTACTCCTTGGAGCCGTACAGGTAACTTGCCAGTACGCTATGAGCAAAGAGATACAGGTAGTGCAGTAGCTTCATTAATGACTCACTATGGTGTGTCAGTATTGATTGAAGGATCAATTGATAAACAGCGTGGATTTACCTATTCATATGGTAATAATGCTAAGACTCAAAACCGTACAGTTCCCGCATCTTCTGTTCGTTATCCTGCAATGTCATTCAGGATGAGAGCAGTTGGATCTGATATTTTTGATCAGACCAATGCGGCTTGTACTGGTGGATCACCACAGACATTAACAATCAGTGCGGCAACTCCTGCCATATCTTCTGTAGTTGGTCAGCCCAATAGCGGACAAGCTTTGGTTACATTTGCATCTGCTCATGGCTATGCAGTGACTAACCCAGCCAATGCTAACAACCCAGCTCAGTATGTAACTCTTAGTTCATTTACTCAAGTTGCTACATCAACATCCACTAATTATTCAATCTCTAATGCGGCAGTAGCTTTGGCAAATTATTCTTTCCAAAGTAGCACTAGCGTAAGTGGTGCATCTGGTACTAATCAATTCTTAGTATCAAACGCAATAAGCGCATCTACAGGTCAGCCAAACTTGTTGGCGGTTGGACAAGTTGTTAATGGTACTGGTGTTGCTACAGGAACAACAATTTCTGCTGTAACTTACTACGGAACCGTAAGTAATCCAGGTGATGGCTTAAGTGTTGTATATCCAACAACTGCTATCGTTACTTTAAGTGCAAACTTATCTACACAAGCGGCAGGTACATATTCTATTTATGCACCAGCATCATCTACATTGTTGACAACAACAGCCGTAGCGAGTGGAGCATTCCAACCAGGTATGACACTGAGTGGAACTGGTGTAACTTCTGGTACGACAATTACAGCTCAATTGACAGCGTTTAATGCATCTGTTGTTGCTCCTACATTTGCTAGTGGCGGTGCAGCAGGTCAAAATACTATTGTGCTCAGCGCAGGTACAAGCATTTCAGCAGGTCAATATGTAACTGGAACAGGCGTTCCTCCTGGAACTATTGTTGAATCTATTGCTACTGCGACAGTTACTTTAAGTAATAACTTAACAGTTCAAGCCGCAGGTACTTATACATTCTATTCAATGGCAGCCAGCCAAGCTTATGCAAGCGGTGGCGCAGTTGGTTCTAGCGTGGTTGTATTGGCCGCAGGAACAAACTTTGCAGTAGGTCAAATATTTACAGGAATTGGAGTTCCAAATAGCACAATTATTACTGTGATTAACGGATCTACAATTACTTTAAACAAGGCATTTACTGTACAAGCTTCAGGACAATATTCAGCTCAAGCTCCAGCGGCCAATGGTGTTTATCAATTAAGCACAAACCAAGGTACTGTATCTGGAACTGTAACTGGAACAACAACATATGCGGCGCAGACTTGGTTGATTCAGCAAGTTCCAACAACCACAACAATGGTTTTACCAATTCAATTGGTAAGCGGTGCAACACTGACATCTACTCCTACGGCTACATATTGGGCCGCGAATCAATGGGTTGGTAAGTTTGTTTACTATCAGGCTAGTCTGCCATCCATCAGTGCGATTGCTGCGGCTACAAGCTCAACCATTGCTGGTTTGACTCAATACTCTGCTGTGATTACTTTTGCTTCTGCTCACGGGTTAAAGCAAGGTGATGTAATTATTATTTCTGGATCAAGCCCAACTACTTATAACGGTATTTGGTCTGTTTCTATTCCAGCAACTAATCCAACAACAACTGCATCAATTACATTCGGTACTACTACTCCTGGTTCTTATGTGTCTGGCGCATCGGCAGTATCTCCATATACAGGACGTATTACATCTAATACAACAAGTGCAATTACATTTGGTGATGTAGTAACTGGACAACCTTTAGCTAATGCTCCTGCATCTGGAAACAGCTATCAGATTGGATTGATTGATCGTGGTCAATTGCTACCTGCAACACTACTGTTAAATTCATCTGCAACTTGTTTGGTTGAGTTGATTTCTAGTACACCTACTAATCAGTTGTCATTGCAAAATGCAAGCTTTGTTGCTTTGAATACGTTGGGTTCATATAACTCATTTGCAGAACAAGATTTAAGTGCAATTCAATGTACTGGTGGCGAGGTTGTATATGCATTCTCAACTCCTCCTAATGGTTTGCAACAGCTTGATTTGGGTAACTTCTTTCCTGTATTAACAAACGTAAGAGGTAACGTAGCTGACATTTTGACGGTTGCGGTTACATCTTCTGCGGGTGCTACGGTTCAAGTGAACGTAGTTGCTCAAGAGGCAATGGCGTAATGAGCGGGGCTTGGACTCGTAAAGAAGGCAAGAATCCCAGTGGTGGATTAAATGCCAAAGGGCGAGCCAGTCTCAAGGCAGAGGGGCATAACATTAAGCCTCCTCAGCCTGAAGGCGGATCACGCAAGAAATCATTTTGTGCCCGCATGGAAGGAATGAAGAGGGAGCTAACTGGATCTGAAACAGCAAAAGATCCAGATAGCCGCATCAATAAAAGCCTAAGAAAGTGGAAGTGTTAACATGGATGCGATGGTTGTATGGAATGCTATATTGTCTTTAGTCATAGGGATAATTGGTTTCTTTGTAAAAGACAAACTTGCAGAAGTCAAAAGAATTGATATTCTGTTGAACAAAACCAGAGAGGAGATTGCTCGTGAATATGTCACCAATGCAGAAGTTAATCGAATTACAGACCACATTGACCAACGCTTTAACAAGCTTGAAGAAAAAATTGATCTCCTTATTCGTCAAAGAGGCTGACAAGGATGCCAAGTAGTAGTAAGAAACAACATGACTTTATGGAAGCAATAGCCCATAATAAGGCTTTTGCAAAGAAGGTGCACGTTCCACAATCCGTGGGTCGTGATTTTGCGGAAGCCGATAAAGGCAAACATTTTAAAAGAGGTGGTGATATGGCAATGAATCCTAAAGCGGCTATGGCAATGTCCGCATTAATGAAAGCAAGTAGAAATCGTCCAAAGCCTATGGCAGCTCCTGCTCCTGTGGCTGCTCCAGGTGGTATGCCTCCTGGCGCTATGGGTGCTCCTGGAATGGCACATGGTGGTTTGACAAAGACTCACCATAAGCATTTAGCTCATCACCATTTGGCGATGGCTGAGCACCATATGCATATGCATAAGGGCGGTGAGATGCATGAGCCACATACAAAAGACATGGGCGAAAAGGCTTTGAAACACGGCGGTAAAGCTAAGCATCATTATGCTAAAGGCGGTCATGTTCCTGGTCAATACCCATTGGGTGAAAAGATGGAAAAAGTTAAAGCTGGTGGAAACAAAGGACACGGCGAACACTCTATCCAAGAACGTGGACATACTCGTGCTCTTCAGGAAAAGATGAAGGGTAATACAGTAGGTGACGGCCCAATCGTTAATGCTAAAAAGCATGGCGGTAAGATTCATCATAAGAAATAAGGATTTATTATGAAACACGAACATCACGAACACCACACAGAACATAAACACATGGTTCACCATTTAAAGGAGCATGAAGCCAATGGTCACGTTCATCACCATCACCACTATGGTCATCATGCTGCTGGTCATGTAAAGCATCACGAAGTTGTTGAGCATTTACATAAGCATCAGGAAAGCATGTGCCACGGCGGTAAAGCTTAAGGATTTATCATGGCTGAAAAATGGATTCAACACGCAATCAAAAGAGCTGGTGCATTGCATGAGCAGTTGGGCGTACCAAAAGGTGAAAAGATTCCAGCCAAGAAACTTGCTAAAGCAGCTAAGAAACCTGGCAAGCTAGGTCAAAGAGCACGTTTAGCAGAAACCTTAAAGGGGATGCACAAATGATGGCAAGTCGTGGTATGGGGGATATGAATCCCTCAAAGATGCCCAAAGGAAAGATGAAGAAACGCCGTGACAATACTGACTTTGAGCAGTATAAGAAGGGCGGAATGGCTAATCATCCTGGACTTTATGCCAACATCCATGCAAAGCAGGAGAGGATAGCAGAGGGTTCTGGCGAGCATATGCGCAAGCCAGGATCTAAAGGTGCTCCATCAAAAGCAGACTTTATTAAATCCGCTAAAACGAGGAAAAAGAAATGATTCAAATTAGCAAAGAAGATGCGGCTTTTATTCTTAATGAATTGAACCAAAGAGCACAACATCAGATTAATTCTTGGGGCGCTATTAGCGAAGATTTGCAAGGAGTTATCAATGACTTGGATGCACAGATTTACCCAGTTCAAGATGCGATTGAAGAAGCTCCGCAGGAGGCGGTAGCAGCATTTATGGATGATGTGCCACATGAACAATTTGATGAAGATACTGAAACAAATAGCTCCGTGGATGATAGTGTTGATAATACTGTTGTTGCCGTGGCTTCTGACGAATCTGTTGCAGATACCTCTGTCGAATCAGCCTCACCTGCTGTAGAACAGCCTAGTGCATAATGTCTATCAATGCTGGAACTACTACAGGCACGACAGCCTTTGACCTTGACTTCGCTGAAATAGCAGAGGAGGCTTGGGAGAGGGCTGGTCGTGAAATGCGTTCTGGCTATGATTTGCGCACTGCTCGCAGATCAATGAACCTGATGACCATCGAGTGGCAGAATCGTGGCATCAATATGTGGACAATAGACCAGGGTGTGATTACCATGCAACAGGGTCTAAACACTTATCCACTGCCAACAGATACGATTGATTTGTTAGATCATGTGGTTCGTACAAATGCAAATAGCACAACCAACCAAGCTGATCTGACTATTACCCGTATCAGTGTTTCTACCTATGCGACTATTCCTAACAAGCTTACTCAATCTCGTCCTATCCAGGTTTGGGTACAAAGGATGTCGGGAGAAACCGCTTTCACAACGATTCAAACGGCGGCAGCAGTAGCGGCAACCGACACCACAATAACGCTTTCTAGCACCGTAGGATTGGCTGCAAATGGCTATATCCAATTAGGTTCTGTAAGCGGTGAAGTTATTTATTATTCATACATTTCTGGTAACACTTTACAAAATTGCTTTAGGGCACAAAACAATACCACGGCACAGTCGTATGTAATAGGTGCTGCGGTCTATGTTCCTAAACTACCAGCGATAACAGTATGGCCAACACCAGACGGAACTACTACATATACCTTTGCATATTGGCGTTTACGGCGTGTGCAGGATGCGGGCGCAGGGCCGAATGTCCAAGATATGAACTTCAGATTCTTGCCAGCCGTAGCTGCGGGATTGGCGTACCACATTTCAATGAAAGTCCCAGAATTGATGCCTCGTATCCAAATGCTCAAGCAAGCTTATGATGAGCAGTTTGACATAGCTGCGGGCGAGGACAGGGAGAAGGCGGCAATTAGGTTTGTGCCTAGACAACAGTTTATTGGATCAGGTAGTCCGTAATGGGTAATCGTTTCGCTTCTGGCAAGTACAGTATTGCCCAGTGCGATAGGTGTGGCTTTAGGTACAAATTAAAACAGTTAAAGTTTGAAGTCATCAAGACCAAGCTTTATCAACTTAAAGTGTGTCCTGAGTGCTGGGATCCAGATCATCCACAACTTCAATTGGGTATGTACCCAGTTGATGATCCACAGGCAGTTCGTCAGCCAAGAACAGATACGACATATGTAACGTCAGGATTAGATTCTTTAGGATTTCCGTCAGGCGGTTCTAGGGATACGCAGTGGGGTTGGAACCCTATTGGTGGGTCACAAGAGTTTTACGGTCAGTTCAATCCTCCGCTACTCACACCCAACAATTTAGTTACCACAACTGCGGTCGGTACAGTTACAATTTCTATATCTTAAAGGAGCTAAAAATGGCTAAGCATGATGACATTAAAGAAGATAAAAAGCTAATCAAAAAAGCTTTTGGTATGCATGATAAACAAGAACACAAAGGCGAGAAAACTGATCTGAGCAAACTCAAAAAGGGTGGCAAGATTAAGAAGTACGCCAAAGGCGGATTAGCTGGTGTTAGTCAAGACAGCATGAAAGCCGAAGGACGTAATCTAGCAAGAGCTGGTTATCAGCGTGGAGGCTAATATGAAAGCAAAGAAATTTCCTGTTGACAAGAAAGACAGTCCAGCAATTGTTAAAGCCAAGGGTATTACCAATGGCTATGCTGATGAGTATGCAAAACCCCATACTATGAAGAACAAGCCAGTGACTACCAGAAGTATTGATTCTGATAGTGACTTGCCTGATCACATTGGCTTGGAAGTAAAGATGCCTACTCGCAAGAACTGGACTCCTTTGAATGGAACTGTATCCATTGGCAACAACCATGAGGTTAAAACTTCTGGTGAGAAGATGCGTGGTGCTGGTGCTGCTGAGCGTGGCATTATGTCCAGAGGCCCGCTTGCATGAACTATAGTCAGCTCGTCAACGAAGTCAATTCGTATTTGGAATATACATTTCCTACGGTTGACATGAATACGTTTATTACGCAAACGGAGCAAAGGGTTTTCAACTCTATTTTGTTTCCGTCTTTGCGTAAGAATGTGACGGGCAATGTGACTGCTGGTAATGCATACTTGTCTTGCCCCAATGATTTTTTAGCTCCTTATTCATTGGCGGTATTTTCAAGTGTGACAACTACTGGCACTGGATCAGTCAGCACAAATACCATTACTGTTGCATCCAACACAGGTATATTTGCGGGACAAAGTGTAAGCGGTACAAACATTGGTAATCAATGTGTAGTGCTTAGTGTAAGTGGCACTACGATTACTTTATCTCAGAATAACATTGGTGCAGTATCTGGAAACATTGTTTTCCAAACGGATTACTTATATCTATTGAATAAAGATGTAAACTTTATTCGTGAGTGCTATCCGACTTCGAGCTATCAAAATAAACCAAAGCACTATGCGTTATTTGGCCCTCAGAGTTCAGCACCTTTGTATCTTAGCTTTATGCTTGGGCCGACTCCTGATCAAGCATATTCAACTGAGTTACATTATTTTTATTACCCTGACAGTATTATTCAGGCTCAAATTACTGCGTTGGGTTCTATTACTTCTGGAGGATCAGGATATGTCTCTGGAACTTATTACAACGTACCTTTTAGTGGCGGTACTGGTACTTACGCTTATGGATCGGTTGTTGTTACGGCTGGTGTAGTAACGTCTGTTACTTTAACTTCAGGCGGTACAGGATATGTGGTTGGGGATTCTTTGACCATATCTAATACATATCTTGGCGGAACAGGTTTAGGATTTACTGTACCCGTATCTACGATCACAAGCGCAACAGGACAGTCCTGGCTTGGTAATAATTTTGATTCAGTCCTTTTGTATGGATGTTTGGTAGAAGCCTACACATATCAAAAGGGCGATAAGGATTTAATTGCCTTTTACGATAATAAGTACAAGGAAGCATTGGCTATTGCAAAACGCCTGGGAGATGGATTGGAGCGACAAGACGCTTACCGTTCTGGGCAAACTAGGATTCAACCCGTACCATGAGTATAGTTCAAGGACAAACGACAAGCTTTAAATACCAGCTCTACACGGGCGGGGTATTTAACTTGTCTACAGATTCTATATACATGGCTTTGTATAACGGTAATGCCAATCTTAATTTATCTACAACGGCTTATTCCAGTACCAATGAAATCATTGGGACGGGATATACGGCTGGCGGTAAATTAATGACGGGCATTGCTTTTAACTACGATGCAGTTAACAGTATTGCATATATCAATTGGAATAATGTGGTTTGGAGTCCTGCTGCTTTTACCGCCAGGTGTGCTTTGGTCTATGATGCTACGGCAAGTAACGCATCTATTTGTGTGATTGATTTTGGTTCAAATAAGACCTGTTCAAACACATTTACAGTTACAATGCCAAGTAATAGTTCGTCAACTGCATTGATTAGGAGTTCATAATGTTTGTTACATGGACACCAGTTACCAATAGTCAAACTCCAAATTGGACGCAGATTCCTAATTCACAGACTCCTGCGTGGACGCAGATTCCTACCTCTTAGGAAATTAGATGACTATTAATTACACAACACTACTCGGCTTAGCATTACCAGTCACAGGTACTGAATCAGGTACTTGGGGTGATGACGTATCGCTTGGTATTACTCAGTATGTAGATGCCGCTCTTGCGGGCACGAACAATATCACCAATGATTCAGACATTACTTTAACCATTACTAATGGTAGTAGCTCTGGATCTAATATTGTTGCTTCGCCCAATTCAACGACTGCGCAGTATATGCAATTACTCTGCACAGGCGCACGGACGGCAAACAGGAATATCAATGCTCCCAATTCATCTAAGATGTACATTGTTAACAATGCTACAACGGGTGGATATTCAATTACGCTTCGTGGAACAACTGGCCCGACAACGGGTGTAACAGTTATCAACGGAGAGAAGTGCGTTGTTTACTGGAGCACAGTAGCCAATGACTTTATCAAGATTACTTCTTCTGTTGTTTCAAACTTAACAGGTATTTTGCCTTTAGCTAACGGCGGCACTAATGCTAACTTAACGGCAAGCAACGGCGGTATAGTTTATTCAAACGCCAGTCAGATGCAGATTCTTTCTGGCACTGCTACGGCGAACCAGATCATTCTTTCAGGATCAAGCACTACCCCATCTTGGAGTACGGCTACATATCCTGCGACTACAACAATCAATCAGTTGTTGTATTCATCTGCATCTAATACGATTACAGGTCTTGCTACTGTAGCCGCTGCGGTTTTAACAACAGTATCTAGCGTACCTACATGGGCGAATCAGCTTAGCTTAGCCCTTGGTGGAACGAACGCAAACTTAACCGCATCTGCTGGAGCAATTGCTTATTCAGGCGCATCAGCCCTGGCATTGAATACGGCAGGTACTTCAGGTCAAGCTCTGCTATCAGGCGGAACAGGTGCTCCTACATTTGGTACTTTAGGTCTTACCTATGGTGGAACTAATGCCACGTTGACCGCAAGTAATGGTGGTATTGTTTACTCTACCGCTAGTGCTTTGGGTATATTGTCTGGAACTGCTACGGCGGGACAGTTGCTTGCATCAGGTTCAAGCACAACTCCTGCCTGGACAACATCTACATTCCCTACGTCAACGGTAGCTATCAACTCGCTTTTGTATGCATCTTCTGCTAATACATGGGCGGCATTGGCTACGGCTAACTCCTCAGTATTGACAACCAATTCAAGCGGTGTACCCACATGGGCTACTCTTGCAAGTATTGGAGTTACATCCATTTCATTTGGAACCACAGGACTTACGCCTAACACGGCTACTGGTGGTGCAATTACTGTAGCGGGTACATTGATTACTTCAAACGGCGGTACAGGTTTAACTACTTATACGGCTGGTGATATCACTTACTATGCGACAGGTACTGCGTTATCCAAGCTTGGTATTGGTACTTCAGGCTACTTATTAACATCAACTGGCAGTGCTCCGCAGTGGACTCAAACCCTCGGTGTTGCGAACGGTGGTACAGGTTTAAATACTTTGGCTACAGGATCTTTGGTTTACGGAGCTGGAACCAGTGCGTTCAGTACGTTGGCTATAGGTACTGCGGGTCAGATTTTGACAGTTAATCCAGGAGCTACTGCGCCCCAATGGACAAGCCTTACAAGCGTAGCGGTAAGTTCAATCAGCTTTGGTACAACAGGATTAACGCCGTCTACTGCCACGAACGGAGCTGTGACTGTTGCTGGAACACTAGCATTAGCAAGCGGAGGTACTGGCGCAACTACGGTATCTGGGGCACAATCAAATCTTCAAGTCGATCCCGCAGGAACGGCGGTCGCTTTAGCCATTGCATTAGGATAAAAAAATGAGTAATGTATTTACACGCTATGTTCAGAAAAATGTGGGAACTTCTGCGGTTACTCTTGTTACCGCATCTGCCGTAACGCAAACCACAGTTATCGGGGCAACAATCTGTAACACCACATCTAGCCCGATCACGGCTTCTTTGTTTGTAAACTCATCGTTTACAGCAACAGGTGCGACAAGCGGTGCATCCACAACACTAACTATTACTGCGGTATCAAGTGGCTTGATCGTACCTAACCAGGTCATCACAGGCACAGGTATATCGGGTACAGTAACGATTGTGAATCAGTTAACCTCTACAGGTACTGCGGCAGCTACGATTGCTTTCTCAAGCGGTGGCGCATCAGGTGCAAATACAGTTACCTTGGCTAACGTAACGGGCGTACAGATTGGACAATTGGTATCAGGTACTAACCTACCAACTGCATCTACAGTATTGGCAATTAATACAACTACCAATACAGTAACGTTATCTAATAACTTTACGGGTCAGGCATCTGGTAACTATAGTTTCTACGCAATTGGCGGAGTAGGAACATACACCATGTCTTCTGCTCAGACTATATCTAGCACAACAATTACAAGCAACACCAGTTATTACATTGTTTCTTCTGCGACTGTTCCAGTAGGCGGAGCATTGGCTTTGTTTGGCGGAGACGGTAAATTGGTGTTAAATACAAACGATTCAGTTCAGGCGGCAATGGGTACTGCGACCTCCGCAGATGTGATACTGTCAGTTTTACAAATTTCATAATATGAGTTACGTTGGCAATACTGTTCAGAACCAAGGCTTTACACCTGCTGTAGACTTCTTCAGCGGGAATGGATCAACTACGGCATTTACTCTGTCACGCCCAGTGGCATCGGTATATCAGATGCTTGTTAACGTAGCTAACGTAGATCAAAACCCTGGGTCAGCGTATACAGTATCTGGTAGTACGATTACATTTAGTTCTGCCCCGCCTTCAGGCACAAACAATATTTGGGTTGAGTACACATCCCTTATCACACAGATCATTGCTCCTAGTCCTGGCACTGTGGGTACAAGTCAGTTGGCATCATCTACTGGCTCAGGTTCTGTGGTATTAGGGACAAGCCCGACCATAACTTCACCGACTATCAGCGGCGGTACGATTAGTAACTTAGCGGGTAACTTAACTTTTGCATCTGGTACTAATGGAATAGTATTTAACAATAGTAGTGCTCTTACAAATAGTACGCTTAATGACTATGAGACAGGGACTTGGACACCTACTTTAACCGCAGGTACTGGAAGTTTTACTTTGTCAACAACTTCTGGAAGTTACACCAAAATAGGTAATATGGTAACTGTAAATATGCTTATTAATTTTGCATCTACTTCAAGTGCCTCTAATGTAACTATTACAAACCTTCCTTTTTCTCAAGCAAGCGGAAATAATTCTTCTGGAATATTAAGAGAAAATGCGATTACAGGATATTTTTGGGGATTAAGTGCAGGATCAGGAACTTCTATTATTTTTTGGAGGTACGACAATAGCAATACTCTTCCTTCTGGAACTCCACACTTTACTGGTTCATTTACATACGTTGCAACATTTTAAGGAGTCACAATGACACTCGCATCACGCACAACAATTGACAAAACAGAAGTTTTAGAAGACGGGTCTATCCAGGTACGTCAAGCAGAGATCATCACCAAAGACGGTGTTGAGATTGCAAGAAACTTTAGCCGTTGGGTTAGACACCCAGGGGATACTGCGGCGGCAACAGATCCCGCACCCGTACCTGCAATCAGTGCGGCAGTATGGACAACAGAAGTAGTAGCCGCATATCAAGCCGCATTAGCCGCACAGAAACAACCAGGACAATAATATGCCAATCAGTGTCATTGACTCAACAGGTTTAGCCAGTCCGCTTACGGGGCTTAATAATCCCACGGTCGTTGGGAATATGACGTTTAACACAAGTGGATCGGGTGTTATATTTACAAATACTACATCTGGCGTATTAACAAATTCTACACTTAATGATTATGAAACAGGGACTTGGACACCTACTGATGCAAGCGGAGCAGGATTAACATTAACAAATAATTATGCGCATTACACAAAAGTAGGAAATTTAGTAACTGTTACTGCATATATAACATGGCCTTCAACAGTAAATACTGCCGCACCTAGTGTTGGAGGGTTGCCTTTTTCAGGTGTAAATAACGGGTATGCAACTGGAATTGTGAGTACAAATATGAATAATTCAATAATTTGCTTAACAAGATATCAACCTACTGGAACAACTTTTTATGTAAATCCTGCGGCAGGAAATGGAAGTCTTGGCAACAATAATCTTTCAACTGCTTATATTATTTTTACTATGACGTATCAAGCATCATTCTAAGGACACACCGTGTATATAGGAAACCCCGTCTACCAAGTTGCATTTTTAACTGATACATTCAGTGGCGATGCAAGCACGACCGCATTCACAATGTCGGTGGCTCCTGCTAATACATCAAGTGTACTTGTAGCTATTAGTGGTGTAGTACAAGACCCAAGTACATATTCAGTCAATGGTAAGACACTGACCTTTACCGCCGCACCGCCATCGGCAACAGGCAACATATCGGCTAGATACTTAGGTATACCCGCATCCAATGTAACAACAACGGCGTACAGGACGGTAACAGAATTTACTGCCACGGCGAGCCAAACCACATTCACACCACCATCTTATACAGTTGGATTTATCAACGTATACAGAAACGGCGTAAGACTTGGATCAGCAGACTACACGGCATCTAATGGTACGACAGTGGTACTGGCAAGTGGTGCAGCAGCAGGTGACTTAGTAACTACAGAATCATTCTTGGTTAGCTCTGTGCTTAATGCTATACCAAATGCTGCGGCTTCTGT